TGAACGCCTGTGACGTTCGCAAAAATTTCTATATTTTCATTCCACGCAAAAGAACCCCAGGTGGATCTTCCCCAACCAGCGTCCACTGATCCCGAACTAGCTTCTTCCCCTTCGGTAAAAGTCATAGCCAAGCTTGTTACTTCAATGCCGTGACCTTCTTCAACAGTTGGTGTGCCTAAAAATGTGTTTGATTGAACGCCTGTAAGCGGAAAAATATTTACACCCTCAGCTATATAGTCTCCTATAGCTAAAGATAAAGTAACGGGTGTGCAGACTATTACAACGTCAGAAATCTGACTTAGTGCTCCAGTGCTCGTGCTGAATTCGACACCTGTAGCATTGACGGGCGCTTCTTCACCGAAAGAACCTGAGCCCCAGGTTTCTCTACTCCAACCTTGTAAATCTGCCATGGAGACCTCCTAGACTAGGATAGTCTCAATATAGCACTTGATGCATCGTTTGTTGGAAATGCAATTGTAAATGTTCCATTAGTAGAAGTTTTAACTCCGCCAAAATCTAAAACTGCTACAGCTGCATTTGTGTTACTTGAGCTTGTATTATAAATTAAAGCTGCTTGTGCTGAAATAGTTGCAGAAGTAAAACTTAAATTTGCAAAATCAACAAAAGCTGTTGAAGCTGTCGCATTAGTTTTTGTTAAGCCTACAGTTGCACTTGCTAAAGTACCACCGCCAGCTGCGTATGTTCCTGAGTTTCCAACTTCGTTGATCGCTGAATATGCTGTTGTGTTTGCGTCTAAAGTTGCAGAGTCTGTATAGAGTGCAAGGTTAATAGTATCATCAACTATATCATGCTCCCCTAAAAGGACCTGTTCTTTAAATGTAGCACAAACTGCTTGGTTAATTGCCATGTTTAATTCCCTCCATTTGGGTTTGCCGATTTTAACGGAATTCGTAAAACTCCATCCGTGTACTCATCTCTGCGTTTTAGTCCCATCTGCTCATTAGCGTAAGCCGTTACAGCAATTTGAAACTTCTGATCGTATATTTGCATATCTGTAGGATTTTTCAAGTAGGAATATGCTTCAGCTACACATTTAAATAATAAAACTTCAGGAGCTGTATTAGACACAAAAGTTGTAGTGCTTGTCGTTCCTGAACCATTTCCTAATCTTTCTGGAGTCTCATCATACCACATTTCAATAGTATAAATTCCATCAGGTGTAGGAGCTAACATAAGATGAGTTGCATCCCATGTGGCCCAGTAAGAAGGTATTCCTGTAAAATCTGCATCTGTTGTTGAACGTTGAACGGAGTATTCGTCCATGAAGGTAGCATCCCTCTGTTCTAACCATGTTATATTATTATTGGCATCTATAAATTGTAATCCTCTTACATATCTCAAACCACCTTCAGGACCTGATATATCTAAAAAAGCATTATTAGCTGCGGTGGTCGTAGTAGCATATCTTCTTTGAGAATCACTAGATAGCATGCGAGATATTTCATTCTCAGCATTTACAAGAAAAACATTAAGAATTGTGTTAGATAAAACATTGCTATCTACTTCTGTGTAACTTCTTACAGTATCTAATAGTTCAGAATAATTCATGATATCACCACTGTTACTGTACCAATCCGTGAGCTAATAGTCAATTTTTGTTGAGGAGTTTGCGGGAACATATTAGATGAATTTGTAGGATCAGAACCATCTTCAGGAGAAGTCCCCTGTACGGTTGTTAGAAAAGCAGACATCCCCGGATCTCCAACATAAACAGTTAAAGGCATAGGTTGTCCAAAAGTAGAAGTGTTAGCTTCGTTAGGACCAACGGGTAATTGTGCTTCTAATATTTTATTTGATTCAGGTCTTGGATTCCAAAGTGCTTGAGGATCAGCTGCATGATAAGGAGGATTTAGTTGAGGTTCTTTTGGGGACCAACATTCAGTACAAGCAAAAATACCATTCCATTGTACTCGTAAATTCTTATATGGATATTGCATTCCACATATATCACATATTGCTAAGGCATATGTTCCTGATGCAAAAGTCATTTAACCTCCAAAAGGATAGTTATTCATAGGAGTAAGATTTATGGATGTTGATTGACTATCCTCAATCAACGCTCTGTTTAACTCCTGTTCATATCTTCTTTCTAATATATCGGCTCTTTCAGGAGCTATCTCCTGTGCCATATAGTAAGCTAGTCCTGAAACAGTGGCTGGTAAAAATCTATAAGGAGCGTCGGGTGTATTTGTATATTGACCTACGTCTTCGATACGAGCTACATAGAAATAATTTATTTGATCATCCGTTGTATTAGGAGTTAAATATAAATTAATCTCTACATTAGATAAGTTTCTTCTTACATAATACTGACTAGGTGTACCTGTTTCTAATTTATTTGGAATGGCTTCATATTGCGATCTAGAAATTTGAGTCATGGTTGTATCAGATTGGGATGTGGTATTAGCTGTACTTCCTTTTCTAAAAACAGCTTCTAAAATATCATATCCATCAGTAGGTATTGTGTAAGTGGTAGTGTTAGAAACTAAATTGGTAGTAGCATTTTTAACTCTCCAAAGATGAATGCCTCGGTTACTCCACTCGGAAAATAATAAGTTTAAATTATCACGAGCAGAGGTTAAATCATAACCTGTACGAAGTGATCGACCACATCGTGCAAAAGCACGATTGATGATCTTATCAAACGTCATATTAAAAGTGTGTGTACCCGAGGTAGTCATTATTTTTTACGTTTTCTTTTCAACATCTCAGTAGCTCTTGTGATATCATCAACATTTAGTCTACCTTTAGGTTTTCTTTGCTTAGCTAGTCCAAAAATAATTCTATTTTTTTCAGCTGTAAGATTTTTTTTACCTTTTGAAGTTCTTGCTCTTTCTGCATCAACGCGACCTAGTTCTTCGAGATCGTTCATACGTCGAGTATTTTTAGCTCCGCCACCTCTTCTCATTGCCATAGGTGTCATAGCTCCGCCGCCTCTTTTTTTGATAACTTGTTTCTTTTTAGCCATCATTCCGCCGCCTCTTTTTTTGATAACTTGTTTCTTTTTCATCATAATACTACTACTCCTTTTTAAATATTTTTTTATACAAATTCTGCCTGGTTAATACCACATCATCATAATACTCCTTTGGCCACTTGTCATAATAACCTATCTTATGTAGTTTGCAACTTGCTTCATAGAGTTGCTTGAATTTTTGAACAAGCATCATGGAATATTCTAAGCCACTGTGCTCAACTTTTGTATCAGTAGGATCAACTAAAAAAGCTTGATCTTCTGTAGTCGCTGGGTTTGAAGGGTGAAATCCCATAAAGTAAACATCTTTTTTGTTGTAGAATTTATTGTAAAAATCTATTTTATCTTGAAATTGTTCAGGGGTAAATTGATCATAAAAAGGATCACAAAAGATAATAATATCGTGTTGTTTTTTATTCCAGGATTTAAGGGTATCGGTCAAATGTTTTTCATATTTAGTTTTATCCATACGAACTTCAATTCGTACCTTACCCGCCTTTCGCCATTTAGCAGCGAAAGGACAGGCTGGAAAACCTAAATGTTTATTCATAGGTTCTAAAACTTGTTTAGACCATTGAATGACATCTTCTTTGATTTTTTCGGCTTGTTTTTTTCTAGACACTAAGTTTTCTTTTTTTAGCAGTCTTAGCTGCTTTTTTAAAGTTCTTAGCTGTTGGAGCTCCTGAGCTCCCTGGTTTTCTCATTTTTTCATTACTACCCGCTTTAATTCTTTTGCGTTTTGCATGAATGTTTGCGTATAATCCAGGTTGGGTCATTTAAAAGGCCACCAGTCCTGTAAAGTTTTAGTAGTATCTTCAACTAATTCTAGCCAAATGTGCCATCCTTTGTCGATCATCAGTGATACATATCTAATCACTTTCATAGCAGCCAAAGCCCCTATTAATAGTGATGCAAGTATCCATTTCCATATAGTATTCATCATAACATTATCTCCTTATAAATTATAATTACCTTGATATGTTTTAAGCATAAAATCTTCCATCCACATTATTTTTTCTTTAATAATAGCGACGTCAGTGCTTATACCCTCCATAGTCTCAACCTTACTTTCAAGTGCCTCTATCTTAGTTGTAAAAGTTCCATAAAGGATACCAAAAGCTAAGACCAAAGGTAAAAATGAAATTAAATGTTTAAGTTCTATTTTCATGGCATTATCCTATCATTTATTTGTTGA